TTGACGAGCCATTGCGTAGGATATTATCCCCGAGTCAACATCTTCTTGAATATTTTTATAAGGTTTTCCGTCATAAGGACTAATTTTACCAACAAGCTCTGAATTAATATCCATGCCTTCACCAACCCAATACGCAGTTTTTGTATCAGCCAACTGATACCATTGCGTAAACCATTTAGAATTTTCTTTATTGTTTTCATATAATCTCCATAAGTGATTTGATTTTCCACGTAACGTACCATTGAATATTACAAAGGCGTTACCTTCTGTTAAAATAGGTGCAAGAAACCCTGACACCTCCTCTTTGTGTAGTGAGAACTCACTTAACACATAACCTGAACCACCTTGCCCAACAAAGTTTAGGTTGTCTGTGCCGTCAATCTTTATTCTACTACCATTGATTAAGTCAAGAAA